GATAGCACGGCGATAGCGCCAGCCCCAAATGAGGCCCAGTCCGATGGTGTCACTTCTTCGGAGTTGCATAGCCAAATACTCCGGCTAATACTGCCCATAGAACAGCACGATAATCAGCTGCAAAGTTTGATGCTGCCCATGCTGATAAGAATGCACCAGCTGTTAATACGTATGGATTCTTCATGTTCATATTTTGCCTCCTAGTAGTGGTATATCGAACGCTTTGCCATCTTGATCTCCAGCCTTTGTAAAGCTGATATGTATGTGCTTTGTGTGTTTGTTAAACCCAGAATACTTACGCCACTTGAAATTAAGGATCTTGCTTGCAATCATGCCATTATGGATTACGTACGATATACGCTTATCGGTCTTCGCACAGATTCTGATTTGGTCAGCCAAATATATTGAGAGCCCTTCGGATGAATCCAACCTAGAATCAATATCAATGGCTCGAACACATCCGGTGCTGTCTGGATTATGATCTGATTTTCTGGCAGCATGACGAGCATCGCCAAGCCACCCATCGCTGGTAGTGCGGCGATCTGGATACCAGGTAGTAACGGCATCTCTTAAAGCCTCAGCTGCTTTACTCAGCCAGGGGCTTGACATTGTGTTCCTCATTATCGCAATCCCATTTAGCAGATTTAGCATTTAATACTGCCTCTGCATGGCATTTAGGCGGCATAAAAATATCTTCTAATGGAAGATAGGTATAACCTATGCCAGCATAGTTGCCTCTTGCTCGAGCATTAAATGAAGTTTGTTTCCAATTAGAATAACCATATAAATTAGTCAAAAACTCTATACCACTTTGTTCTTCATTTAGGGAATCTAAAGCATCGTTAGCCACTACTACTCCATCAATTACTAAATTGTCATCATTTAATTTAACAAAGTGTGCCATTAGAAAGTTATACTCCCTGATCCTGTAAATTGAAAGATTTTATATCCACCAGATGTAGTAAATGTTGGAGATCCTGTAGTTACGGCTGTGTCATAAGTATCTGGGTATCTAATAATTACGATTCCTGAACCGCCTGCATAACTTGAGATGCTTCCATTATCACCATTACCACCACCACCACCGCCAGTATTTGTTGATCCTGCACTACCTGTTGTGCCTGAGCCACCACCTGATGCGCCACCATTACCACCACCGCCTGATCCGCCTGCACCTGGATAACCCAAAATACCGCCTGACAGAGTTGCACCACCGCCACCGCCGCCTGCATAAGTGACTGATGAACCTGAATAAGAATTTGCACTGCCATTTCCACCATTACCTGATGTAATCGTTCCACCTGAAACTGACTGACCTGCACTGCTTGCACCACCACCGCCGCCTGATGCATAAGGTGGTGTTCCACTTGTAACTGTTCCGCCAACATTACCTTGACCACTTGGAGATGCTGCACCGCCTGTTCCTGAACCACGACCTGCACCACCGCCCGAGCCGCCACTTAATCCATTATTAAATAAACCACCACCTCCACCACCACCAGTACTTGTAATACTAGAAAAAACTGAATTACCACCATTGGTTCCATCTGTACTATTTGATCCTGCTCCGCCTAAACCAACAGTTACAGTAATTGGAGTTCCAGAAGATACAGCAAAACTTGTAGCTGTTTTATATCCACCAGCTCCGCCGCCGCCGCCGTTAAATGCTCCGCCACCACCGCCAGCTACAACTAAATAGTCAACAGTTGAAGTTGGATTAGGAGCAGCTATTCCACCACCATGTAATGCCGTTACTATATTTCCAATCATTATGCGATTGCTCCACAAATTACCCATGTATCTGTGCCAGTTTTTAAACATGCAGCTGATTTATATGTTGCTAAAGTTGGTTGAGCAGGAACAGTACCGGCACTTACCACCGTGGTAGTTCCAGAAGTTACCGCACTAACTGTGCAAGTACCTGCACCAAGATTTAATACTGTAATGCATGTGCCTACTGGAAATGCCACAGAAGCATTAGTAGGAATCTTAAAAGCGTTTGCAGAAGCATTGTTCATTGTTACCAATACTTGATATTGATCTGTTGATACAGCTGTATAAGTTGTACCTGTTTGAGTGTTAGCGGTAAAGGCTACAAGCCCATTAAACATGCCTGATGTAAGTACATCACCGGTTACTGCTGGAAATCCTGTTGCCATTATATCTCCTTAATAAGATAATACGTTTTCGCCTAAGACACCGTAATCTACGTTGCCTATTATAAACCCATCTATGACAGGTTCTAGTGTTGTAAAGGTCGTTTTCCAACTATTCGGGGTAATGTTGAAAGATACTCCGAAAATCTGCAGGGTCTTTTCTAGGGTAGATCCACCCGGTTGAGTAGTAATTACCGTGATGGAATTAAAGAAATCTAGGGATAGGGCTGCAATAGTGCCTGCTGTATAACTAGGCGTGTATAGATCAAGCGTTATGGCATCACATCTGATAGAGGTTTCAGCTCTAGAAGCAGTATAGGCAAGCGCATAATCTAGGGCTACAGCATCGGTCTGCATTAGTAGGCCGTCTAAGAAGTAAGAGTGTAAGAAATATTTATCTATAGAAGGCTGGTTGATGGCTACCTGAGCAGTACCACCTGATCTAGTTACTGTTGATTTATTAAATACTAAACTATCGTCTAATTTCCATACAGCATCTGCATAACGGATACCAGCCCCATTATCGCTGAATACTGTGGGTGTGCCAGCAATAGATGAGACAGTTACTGCACGATCTTGGAATACAAATGAGCCAGAAGCATCTACATATATTGCTCCATATTCACTATTGGCTACGGTTTGTAGTGCTTGTAAAGAAGTCCTATTAGTGCCTGGATCATTTTGTAAAGTAGTTAATCCGGCATCTACGTCACGCTGAGTGTTGGGCCAGTTAATAGTATTTAATAATTGGTTAATTCTTGTGCCTGATAAGTCTCCAGCACTAGCACCTGTAACTGTAGAGATCTGAGCATTCTGGGCTAATCTTTGAGCATCTACAGCTTGTATTGTTGTATATGCAACTTCTGTTGCATCTTTAGGTTGACTATTAACATAAGATGTAATGAAACCTGAGAAAATTGGATAAGTTACTCCTGAGTAAGTTGCAGTTATCTGCACCTTCTTCATGGGTGTTAGCAATTCAAAGTATGGGCTAGATGGATTTTGTGGATTAAAATCACCATTTTGATCTACTATGCGTAAAGTTAATTGGCCAGTCTGGAACTCATCGGCTAAAGCATTACGGCCACGTCTAGTTTGTACTAGATCTACTTGATTAGATACATCAACAATTACAGCAACGTTATCTGCTAATACATTTACTCCCAATTGACCAATATCAATTTGCATAGCCTGAGCAGTTGCAGGTCCAGTGCTAAAGTTAATTATTGCATTGATTGTTGGAACGGCCACTATAATGCTCCAGCAGGTACTTGATTACGTCCTTGGCGATAGAGTGACAAGATTGCTTCTTGAACAGTTTGCTCAATATCTGTACTACTTACTCCGCCACCAGTTGCACCACTTACATCTACGCTAACACCTACGTTGGTGCTACCACCACTTGAACCTGTAGCAACGCCACCTGCAGGTACGTTAGAGAATCCACCAGTTTGACCTACAGCTATATTTCTTACTGGATCATATATTGCTAAACGTGCAATAGTTGCTTTAAAGGCTGCCTCTAAAGCAGCAGCACTTTGTGTCATTGAATCAGCAAGTTTCTTTGCCGCAGCAGCAGCTTCTAACTCAGCATTATATTTTCTGGCCAAAGCCTCATTGTTATCTAGGATTGCTAACTGGGCTCTTATACGTAGTTTAGTTTCTTCATCGGTAGCAGCATTAAGGGCTGCAGTTAAATTTATGCGTTCTACATCAAATTTGTCTTTAAGTTTATCTATCTCGGTGCGTTGTTTATTAGATGCAGTAATAATGGCATATTCATCTTTGCGTGATTTTAACAATTTGGTAGTTATTACATAATCTTTAACACGTGTAGTGCTTGATTGCTGGGCAGACGTACTTCCATAATCTTTGGTTAAAGCTTCTGCCGCACCTGTAGCACCAGCATAACCTAGTGCAAATAATATGGCTTTAGGGTTTTTGCTTGCAAAGGCAAGTAATATTAAGGCTGGCTTAAAGGATGGGTTATTAACTACAGATCCAAGTTTGTCTGTTAATTTGGCCAAGTTTACAATGACACTGGCTATGTTGGTGGCTAGGTTTCCAAAATCATCTGATAAATTTTGTATAGAATTATCTTTGCTTAAAATAGTTAAAGCATCAACTAAGCCTTTGCCGATAATCTCGGTTGCATCAGCCGCCGCTACTTTTATTAAATCCATCTTGCCAGCATAAGTTTCTAATCTGGCTAATGCTTGACCCTTAAACTTCTGGTCTAATGCAGCCATGATCTTATTCATGTCACCACTGGCAATAGTGGCCTTATCTAATCCTGTGCCTAATCTTGATAGAGCTGTAGTAGTACCAGATGCACCCTTGGCTATTGCAGCAACTACGCTTTCTAAGTCTTTACCTGTGCCTGCGCTGACGTTTAATGCAGTTTCTAAAGCCTTCTGGCTTAGGGTTACTGATCCAGTAGCGTTTAATAATGTCTGGAATGCTGGGCGTAGTTGATCATCTAATACGCCATATAACTTCTGTAGATTAGCAATGTAGGCTTCTACTTCACCAACTCTAAATGCGTTGCCGGTATTCTCTAACTGTACTGCCAGTGATTTAGCAGCAGCTTCATCTTTAGCAAATGCGTTAATAGCCTTCTTGCTAAATGCCAAGATTTGATAAGCACTAAATGTAGTTGCAAAACTACGCCCTAATTTTTTTACAGATTTATCAAATGTAGATATATCCTTTTTGCCCTTAGTAAGAGCTGTACCATTCCATGTGGCTAATGCGGATACAATTAAATTGGCCATTATGCAGCCTTTGGATAAAGTAAAGTTTTATTGTTAAAATCATCTACAGAATTATCAACAGCTTTAATGATTGCTTCATATACCTTATGGCTATCTTTAGCCCATGCTTTATAAATCAAGCGACCTTTAGTCTTGCGACCACCACTCTTCTGATATTTATTACCTACTTGACCTTGGACTACTGGTGGTAAAGGAGATACAAATTGGTATCCAGCAAAAGGATTGTCAGAGTTATAACTTCCCGTACCACGTCTTTTGAACTTTGTGGCTGGGTTATTAAATGCTTCTACGCCGCCAAGTTCTCCAGCAGCAACTCTCATAAACGGGGCTCGACCTTGTGGATTTAATCTGCCGGCAGTCTCATAGATGCCGCCACCAGGTGTGCTGTTATAAACGTAATTGCTTATTGTAAAGCCATTTTTAGATGTTCTATTTTCACCTTGTTTATATTCTATTCCGCCTTTAACCATCTCAGAATCAAATCTTGGAAATGCACGATAACCTGGTGCAGACGTTCCACCTTTAATCCACCCAGATAGCACTTGTCCATTACTAGGCACGTAACTCTTAGCTCTGTCTCTAATACCTTCCATAGCAGGTTTAATTGCTATGTTTATACGATCCCTAATATCTTCACTAATATAGTTTAAGCCTTTAGTGAGTTCTTCAACGCCTACTACGTTTACTGGCATTTTTGATCTCCTTAGCTCGATCAGACAATACTTGAACAATAGCCCTAAGCATTTCTGAATCCATATCTATAAAAGCCTGGGGCGCAATTCCTGTTTCTACTGACAGACTAGCTATCGTGTAGATCATTGAATCACGCTGTGTTATTTTTTTTCTTCATCCAATACTTCAACGGTGTCTAGGGTTTCAATAAACTCTAGGCCGAAGACTGGCACAACCACATTAGCCCTACGTAAGCACTCATGAGCAAGGAAGTAGATCTCCGTTTGCCTTTCGTGATCACGTAGGACTTTTGAGATTCCTGCGCCATACTTTAACTCGAAAGCGTACTCGACACCCGGAGTAATCTTGTGTTCAGATACTTCTCCGTTAGCCCTTGTTATCTTTAGCTTTGCCATTAGTTCTCCTTATGCTACTGCTACAGTAATTACGCTGTTGCAGGTAAATGTGATTGATTGACTGGATATATCAGCTACGCCACCATTTACATTTTGTAGGTTATTAACCAATACAGTAGTGCTGTATGAAGGGTTTGTAGCAGATACTGCTCCAGTTGTTTGCTTGATTACCACAGGTACAGTTGTACCATAAGCAGCACGCAGGGTTGGAATTACTGTAGTTGCTGCGTTATCGTTTAAGAAGTCTAGAGTGATAGTGCTTGCCTCTAAGCCCTTAGCAAACTTATGAGCTGTGTCGCCCATAGCGGTTACTTCTAACTCATCAAATGACTGATTAACAGTTACGGATGTAACATACGCTGACAGATCAACGCTGTTAAATGTTACTGATACGCCATTATTCAAAAATACGGCCATTGTTACTCCTTGTCTTTCTCTTTAGTAGGTGCAGGGGTTGGTGCTTCTTTGATCTGGCCTATCTTCTTCAAGAAGGCTAAATCTTCAGGTGTTAGACTCATTTTAACTCCAGCTCGTTAGAATTGATACTGTGATCTCTGACGTTAATAAATCTCCACTTGCCACACTAGCGATAGCTGGAGCGGAGACACTTGATATATTTAACTGTAACGTTGATGCGTTCAGTTTGTTTACTACGGCCACTATAAAATCTTCTATGCCTGCAAGATTACCCTGGTTATCTAGGGCAGGTACGCAAATCATTATCTTAAAATTAGCAAGCGGTGCGATGCTTGTCTTGTCATTGTTTGATGGTACTAAATACGGATCGCTAACGGTGACAACCACGCTGTTAGGAATTAAAGTTGCTGGTGGGTAACTAAAGGTATTCCATACACCAGTATTAGTTAGATCAGTTGCAAGTGTTGATCTAAGGGTCGTAATTGCAGCAGGCATCAGCCGACCAGTGTATTAGGGCTAGAGTAAGGTGCAATGAGACCTCGTACTCTATTTATAAGCTGGTAGCCCATGGCGTAACGATTTGGGCTCATGCCATCCATACCGTTGCCCCCGTTCTGAGACACTTGACGTGCTTGAAAAATGTCCACCGCAATAATCATAGCGGCCTGATTTATGGCTGGAGTAGCAGAATAATTTATTGTTTTGTAACCAGGTCCAGTAGCTGTGCCGTATGGCAAAATACGATGAAATGCTTCATCACTAGCTGTTTTTGCATATTGAATAATTGAATATCCATTAGGGTAACTGCTAAATGCTTGGGCAGTCCAGAATGCTGTGGCAATAGATGCTGGCACTGTTGTACCAGGGTATGAACCTGTAATTGTATGTGTGCCATTGAATGTGGCAGATGATGCTGCGATGGTTACGCTTTGACCAGTAACAAATATACCTGGGTTAGCCAATACTACTGTCGCAACGTTATTACTCAAACTTACACCGACTACTGGCGCAGTGTTAAACCAAAGATAATTATTAAGCAAATCTTCTGATGTTTGACAAATGCTTTCTAAATCGGCATCGGAGTAGAGCGAGCCAATTCCAAGATTTTGTCTTAGCTGACTCACAGTCACATACTGGGCTGCCATCTCTACTCCTCTGCTAATAGCTCCTTGGGGCTAGGGCTACTAAACCCCAAGGATTCTTAATGTATTGCTTTTATTACGCTGTCATGTTGTAACGTTGTAGGCCACCAGACACGAGTGTCTTAGTTGCCAAATATCCGTACAGCATCAATTCAATTTCGCCTGATGTTGGTACGTTGGTTGAAAGTCTTAGTACTGGACTCTCGTAAATTGCAATTGCAGATGGTACAACAATAAATGCTGAGTCATCGATAGTTGTTGAAACCATGTTAGCATCAACATACAAATCTAATCCTAGGATATTTCCACGGATTGAAGTTGGTGATGATGAACCTGCTGCATTGTAAGGATTTGTTGCAGTAAAGATTGGGCGATCAGTTGTATCTTTTGCGCCAATCAATAATGACCATTGTGAAGTACCAGCAATATATCCAGTTGCTAGTTCACCTGTTGCAAGGTATGCAGCTGGTCCAGCTTGTGCAATAAATGCTTGAATACCTAGGTAGGTAGTAGCTTGTGATGTTGCAAGTGTTCCACCAGATGTAATTTCAGCAATTACTGCTGCATCTGTTGCTTTGTTATAAGCACGTGTCATGTTGTCAAGCATCGCTTGAAAGAATGCAGGATTGTCAGATGAACGCTCTAGTAATTCTACTGAGTAGCGTTGTAATCCAGCGTACTTCTTAACAGTTGCATTTACGTATGCAGATACGATACCTGTCTCAGATGG